AGCCGGGTAGCCAGTGTCCTGCCGCATAGTGGGTCGTATATTTGCTTGTGTCGGTCTGATGAACCTTACTTGCAAGAATGTCACATTTCGCGCCATGAACAACACGCACAACGCAATGACCGCTGCCAGTTACGGTCTGCACAACTCGTTCCGTTTTTGTCACGGGGTCATAGATGTGCGCCTTATAGTCAATCGGGGCGTTGTTATTATTGTCAAGACAGCGGTTCTTATAGAACTCAGCATAGCTTGTCACGTTGCAGGCGATGTAATCCATCCATTCAGAATCACAGCCGACATAGTGTTTAAGACCAAGTATGGAGTTCATGGCATTACCTACATACACAGTATCCGCCATGCCTATGCTGTCTCGAATATTTAGGGTTGCGTCATGTGCGCCGTTACCCACAACTGCTTGCTCATTTGTCGTTCCGGCCAAAGCCCACCAAAGATTGCTGATTTCCTTATGCTGCTCATAGTCCTGCAACTGGTAGCCGGGGCCACGTCTGCGAGTGCTGTTTTGGAAATCCTTTGCTGTGTAGTTGATTGTTCCGACTGGCGTTTCGGTCGGATTGCCATCCGAATCATACGCCCACTCTGATGACGTTGAAGATGTGCCGTTGCCTTTCTTGGAACGAACTGCACCCGAAAGACTGCGAGGCATCTTCAGTCCGTCAATTGTTATCGGATATGTACCGACAAGGCTGTCGTTTTCGCCTACGGTGTGTTCCGTCCATTCGGGTTCGATCGCTTCAATATGTGCGCTGTCAACTGCCAGGCACATTATGTCACCGATATCGCGGTATGAAGTAAAGTACATCCACTTCGCTCCGCTCGGCACATCGCAGAAGATATAGTTGCCGATCGAGAAATCAAAGTAGGTATGGCTTACCTGCATGATGAATGAACCTACAATCCGTCCGTCTGCGTCAGTGAACACAGCACCGAGGCGTGCGTGGTTCAGTCCGGGCCAACGTACCTGCTTCATACCCTCAACGTCCATGCGATAGGCATTGGTGTTGGAAGCAGTGGCGATAATGCTGTCATCTATCATTTCACCTGCTTGTGCTTCATCTGCATATACGCCTGTGTTCTCTGCATAGAGCAGTTCCGATAACATTGCTTTCAAGCTCTTGTTTACTGTTGATAGCGGTTCGCCATCAGTGGTAGAATACAAGATGTATTTCTTTTGGTTCTTGTAGTCGTTCACACCCTTATACCAGTGGTGTGGGAGATGGTGGAAGATGTCAAAACCCTCTCCGGCTTGGTCGGCGTTGTCGAAACTCTCACCCGAATTGAGATATCCGAAATCCGTGTCGCTCAACTGAACGCCTTCCATTTGGTTGAGTTTGGGGTTGAATGTACACTTATAGGCGTGCGTACCCTGCTTGATTTTTAGGGTGTGACCGCTTGGAACAAACGCTTTGTTATACTCCGCTCCAGTTTCGTTTTCGGGGTTGCTGTATCTCTCGCAGAAATCTCCGCTGATGATGTCATCAATCTTCAGCATGGAGAACTGGGAGTTGATGAGCGTGAGTTCGGGGAAATAGCGGTCAAGGGTAGTAAGACCTGCATTGCCGTCCACATCTTCATCTTCTATCAGTTCCGACAGTATCCAGCGGCCTGTGATACCCGAACACTGACCGCTCTCTTCGCATGCCTTGCCGGTTGCGTCAAGACCTATGGCTCCGGTCCTGCGCAACTGACGCAGTACCGACACGCTTGCCGTCATGTTGATGTCGGGAATACGCACCTCGCGGATTGCTCCTGCCTGCGCTATGTTCATTACAAGACCCTCTACGTCCACGAAGTCGCACCCCTCCACCCATAGGCGGTTGATGCCATTGACGCTTTCAAGAGTTAGACCGCCGGGATATGTGAGCCTCGGCAGGTTCACAAGCTCCAGTTTCGTGACGCTTGCAGGAAGTGTCAGCGTTTCAATAGGCGCGGTCTGCGCGAGGTCGCAGTTTGTCAGAGGCGTGTTGTTGGCTATGATTGCCTCGATACGCGGACAGCCTTTTGCGTCCACGCTCGTTGCCGTTGTGTTGCTCACGTCAAGTCGGCGCAGGAACGGCATATCTCCGAGCGTCAAGTTGCCAAGTGAATTGAAACCGTTGAGCGCAGTATTCGCGGTGTGCTTCTCTCCACCCAATATGATTTCTTCGGCAAGCTGCATCTTGCTCAAATCATCAAAATGGAATGCAAGCGACATTTCCGAAAGGTCAATCATGCTCATGCGCCCGGTCTGATAGATGTAGAGCAACGCGCCTGCGTCATGAGCAAAAAGCGTGAACGCGTGGGTCTGTCCTGCTTCCAAAAAGACGGATTCCGACAACTGACCGCTTGCGTCATTACCGATTCCGAAATATCCCGGAGCTGCTGCGGTGATGTAGATTTTAGAATCGGCTTTGATGGCAGACACACGTCCGCTCAATGGATTGGTAAAGAAGTCGCCTGTCTGATAATAGCCGTCACGGATTGCCCATCGTTGCTCTATGAAGCGAGGTAAGGAGGTCAATCCCAGGCCGTGCAGTGCATAGAAATACGGCTGATTGGCTATCCCGGTATTATCTATGTACTTACGCTCCCCGTCATAGGAAGAGATGACTTTCGGCCAGAACATCAGTCGCTTCTCCACAAAGAAATATAACGCGCCGTCAGGCGAGAACGGAACGATTGTCTTGCCGTCAATCTGCGCAGTCTGATTTCGCATTCGGTTTACAACACTCTTCAGTGATATGGTGGTCGTGCCGAGGTCGTTGCTGTTCCAGCACTCCTGCTGACGGTCCATGTTGTTGAAGAGTACCGAGCCGTAACCCATGTAGGGATTGGTATAACCGGTAGCTTCATCAGTCATCTTGTTGGGGTCTACCTCCGCGTCTATGTCTCGGCCGCCGTCATTGTCTGCGCCGTTGCAGGTGTCACAGTCATATACCTTGTTAAGATACATTCGGGTTGGCTCCATATTTCGGTAGCCGGAGTAAACGCCGTTCTCTACCGAACAGCCGTCCTCCAAGAAGAACATAGGCTGCATATTCTTGGCTCGTTGGTCAACAGCCGCGAGATAGTCAGTAAAGGCGGTGTATGCCATTGCGCTCTCAAGCGACATATAGCGGTAGGCGTTCTCTCTCCATATCTTCTTCCACCCGTTGACTTTGGAGTAGTCGCAGGAGTTGAAGAAACGAAGCATATTGAAGAGGTCGTAGGGTACTTTCTTGCCGAGTGCCAAATCCTCTTGGAGTTGGTCATCGTCAATCATGCACTCAAAGTAGTACGTCCATGCAGGATATTCCGTAGCCGCAAGTCCGAGTTTGCGAACCCATGATGAAATCTGTGTTGACGGCTTCATCATGTCTTCAATAGTCGCTACACCCTGCCACCAGTCCATACCTGCATATTGCAGTAGTTCGTAACCACTCACCGGGTTAAGCACATCGCCGGTCACAACCCACATGCCGTCAACCTGCTTCATTGAGCCAGTCGAACGTGTCCATGCGCCGTTCTTGTAGCGGTAGATAGCATAGTCGCGTCCGCAATACTGTGATATGAGATACACATTCTTTTGGGCGGCCTCTGTATTTGTTTCGGGGTCTGCCTTGAAACGAGCCTCGGTTTGCGCGAGGGTTTCATCGGGTGTGCCGAAGTATTCCACAAAGTCTCCGTAGTTGAGACAGCCTTTGTTATAGCCGGGTGTATCCTTGAAGCCGAGGGCGGTCTGCTCTCCCTTGTCCTCTTTCCAGTTGCCCTTGGCATGAAACCATGCGTCCTGCAAGGTGTCGGTCGTGGCGCGGAAGCAGGCTATCGGGTGGTTCTTTGTGGAATGGTCCATCTGACGACCCGTGATAACGTCTCCGTTGGAAAGAATCTGACGCCCGTCAAAGGCTCTTTGCGCCGGGGTCATGTATGACGAGCCGAGAGAGCGGAATGTGGCGTTCATCATATCGCACACGCCGCAGTCGTTGGCATTGGAACTGTCGGAATAATCGACTTTGACAGTAACCACGTCAATAAAGTTACCAGTCTCAGCGCAAAACACCTTTCGGTCAGCAGCAGCCTTGATTGCGTTGAGTCCAAGTTCGGTGCTGTCATCGGGATTGAGCAGGGTGACGGTCGCTTTAAGTCCTGTGGTCTTGTTCTTCTTGTTGAAGTTGAAGCGGTCGTTCTTAATGGGTCGCTGTGCCGAAGTCGTTCCCTGCCTGCGCCAAAGCACATTCACAGCCTTGAAGTTTACTTCCGGATGCTGTGGGTTGAAGTAGTACAGCGTGCAGGCAAACTGGTCGCTTGTTGATGTACCGCCGTTCAGAGCATAGTCGAAATTATTGAATGTGGTCTGGTCGGCGACAATCACATAGTAAGGTATACCTTTGGCCGCCATAAGGCTCATGGACGGCTTGCCTGTCGTATCCAGTACATTCTCTTTGTCATACTCCGCAATCATGGCGCGGACATCGCTCAACTTGCAAAGGTAGTTGCGGAATGCCTGCAACCATTCCATATAGGAGTTGTAGGCCATGATGTAGTTGAGGTTGAAATCGCCGTTCTCGGAGTTGAACGTGATTGTCCTGTTCTGACGCAGTGCGCTCGTTCCCGGCTGATAGCCGATAGAAGCACACTCCTCGCCATTCACATAGAGTTTGACAAATGAGTAATTTGTTCCGCTCGATGCGTCTGAGGCTTTGTAGGTGACATACTTGCTGCCCGGCTCAACAACAATGGCAATTGTTACTTTCTCTCCGCACTTGAACCCTACGCGCTGACGCTTCGGAGTTCCGTTGAGGACCGTAAGCACTACCTCGTTGCCTCGGATATAGAAGCCGACACCTGCGGCTGGGTCGTAGCACTCGCAGAGCATGGCATCCTTGTCCTTGATGCTCTTGGTTGAGAAAGCCAACTGGATTGCGGCTCCGCTCGTTTCAAGGGCTGATGATGAGAACGGTGCATAAGGTATCTCCGCTTTTACATTCTCGGCGATACGCAGAACATTCTCTCCCAGTACCGACACAAAGCCGTTGGAGTTCCAGTTGCTGCCGCTTACGTTCATGGAGTAGCCGTTGTCCTCAATGGGGTGGTCGGTCTCGCTGTTGTTTCGGGTGGAGAAGTCAAAGGCGAACAATGCACCCTCTTTGACCTCAGCGTCTATTGCTGAACCCTCAACGGTCAGTGTGACGGTCAAGGACTTTGATGTTCCGCTCTGTGCGTACACGTCAAAACTCTTGCTTCCGTCCGAGGCATAACCTTGAATCTGCTTCGTTACATTGAGCGTCTGACTGGTTTCGCAGTTGGCGGTAGTGGCTATATGTCCGTCAATCATTACCTCAATGGCTGTGCGTGTTTTGCCCGGAGTGTAAGCTGCGACATCAAGCGCGATGGAATCATACAAGCGCACTTTACCCTCGTTGCGGTCATCGTATCGCATGACTACAATCGGCGTGCTGTTGTTTGCGTCAACGCACATCACGGCTGTGTAGATTGTATTGCCTGTCACACCCGAAGCAATGTCTTTGCCTTGAATGCGCAGGGGGTATGCGCCGTGCGTCAGTTGTTCGGAATTGCCGAACACGTTGTTGGGGTTGATGCTTATGTTGTGACTGTACTGGTCGGTAACGGTCGCTGTGCCGAGGGTACGCCATTCCCCGTTGTAGAACATTTCAGTGGTTACGAGAATGCCCTGTTTGGTGCTGACGTTGTTTTCAAACTTATACATCGGCAGGCTCTTCTCGCGTCCTCCTGCTTCAAGAGCGGTGGCGGCTGAGTAGTTAAGTGCCTGCACACAGGTACACGTCACGTCAACGGCGGTAACGCTGATTACACGAGTGCGCTCGTTGCCGTCCGCGTCAGTGGCTTTGATTTTGTAGTCCTTGCTCGATGCCCCGGTTATGAACTCGGTAAAGTCAAATTCAAATTTGAGGTCATTGGCTGATGTTGAGGACGGCTGATTGACAACCTCACTCCACAACTCTATATTGGTGGTCGGGTCGATGATACTCAGTGAGCGGATTGTTCCCAGTACCTCATCTTCGCCGTCATAACTTACGCTCTTGATGGCGGCCGACAAAACGATTTTACCACCATACGCGCCCCATACGGCAGAGTCGCAGTAGATGGTGAGTGTGCTTCCGCTCTGACCGCCACCGCCGTTGCTCTTGGGTATCTTCACGGAATCGCCGAGAGGTTCGCCTGCTTTGGTTACGGCTTGTATGATATAATCCGATGGGGCGGGTTCTATCTGCAAGCCTCCGAATGAGCGTTGTTCCATATCGTACGCGCCGCCGGTTGACAATGCTTTAGTGCCGTTTACCTCTGGCTCGTTGCCGAGTTCAAAAGTAGAGCCACCGCCACCGCCGAAGTCTGGCCATAGGTCATCGCCGTTTGTCGCGGATATATCCTGCACCTGCCCACGGAACTGCTTTGTCTCCCATGCATGGGGCGTTTTGGAAGAATCCCTGCGGTAGGTTATGACAAGTCCGGATTTGAGATAGTTTACCCCGGTGGTGTCGCGCAGGTCAATGAGTGCCTGTATGGCAAGCGACATGGTGTAGTCTTTATCTTCGCACACCTCATTGACATTCACGATGGCTTCTGCGCCTGCGCTCATGCCTGCGAGATCGAGCCAGTTTTCACTGCTCAAAACATCTTCCTTTTCAAGTGTCGCGCCGACATACTGGTATATCTTCCACGCACCGTGAGCAACGGCAAAGGTAATCTGCAAGCCGAAAACTGCCTTTCCCTGCTCATAGACTATCGCTGGAGCATAATACTTGGTGTCGGTCGGGTCGTTCAATTGATAGAACAACTTGTCGGGGTCGCTTGTGGGTATTTCCGATGTGAGGTTGAACGTATTGCCGACTGAAGCCCCTCCGACCATTGTCAGTTTATCGTTGATAATGCGGTATAGTCCGTCTGCCATACGATATAGACAGCCGGAATTATACGTCATGTCAGAGTTATATTCTTCTTCAGGGAGGTCATAAAAATTGGTGTTGCCAAAACTGCGGAAATACCAACCGCCCTCTTCATTCGGACAAAGCCATACACCACTTTTAGGTGTAGTGCCGGTTCCATCCCATTGACCGTCACAAAGCAGAATCCCTAAGTTGCGCAATCGGTTGGCTGTGTCGTACAGTCGGTTATCGGTGTTTTTTAGATTTTCCTGCAACTGCGCTCCTTCATCGCCGGGGAACGCCGTGTTTGCTGTACGACCCAGTGCAAGGTCATTACCAATGATGACAAGTTGTGTGCCACTCCAACGATAGGTTTTATTATCCGAGGTAGAAATATACACCTTGCCACCTTCGGGGATTCTACCTTTTGCGTCAACTTCACCAAAGGAGCCACCGTCAAGCCAGTTGTTGTAGTAGGTGAATTTTGATGTGATGAGTGAGGCTGTTCCGTCCGTAAGTTCCCAGTAATCCACAACGTTCAATAGAGGCAACGCCTCAACGCTCTCTGCGGTGGCGGTGGCAGGAGTGTTGAGTGTCTTTATCGGGCGCAATATCTGCTCTCCCCATTGTGTACGCTGTTCATCGGGTATGGCCAAATGCGACACTGCAAGAATAAATCGGTTGCGGTCGCTGTCATAAACCACCATACAACCGGCATCAGTTGATTTTTTGTTCGCTGATTGTGCAAGCGGTGTTATGTCGGAGACTATGGCATTGAACTCTACGACATCATCAACGAAGCCGGGAAGCTGCGCCGACGGAACTTTGCCGTTTGCGTCAAGAGAGGCCAGGCCGTTAGCCTTGCCCTTGCTGTTGTTGATGCTCTGAATGCTTGCCTCAGCATTGGTCACGCGAGTTTTCAGGCCGGACACATCGGTCGTGAGCGTATTGACCGAACTGCCGATAGTGTCTATCTGAGTGCGGATTTGGTCAATGCTCTGCTTGTTGGCTGAAACATCGGTAGCCAGTGCTTTCAATTCAGCGTCAAGTGCCGCAACGGCTTCATTGTATTGTTGGCTGTCAATGGTCGGGTTGCCTGCGCTTTCCCCGGTTGCCACCCACGCACCGCCGTCAGCGATGTACAAGGGGGCCGGGAGAGTGTTGCCGATTAATGCCCACCAACCATCATGCGGTAGCGGATATGCCTCACGGAGTTTTGTCACGTCAAGGAAGATTCCCTTGTTGGGGCCTTTGATGTTTCGTGCATCAAGCCAACCCTCAATTTTGAGATTCTTCTTAACGGTCGCATTTCCCTGTATGGTCGCATTTCCGCCTGCGGTGACGTGTCTGCCAATCGCAACGTCACCCTCAATTTCGGTTGTCTTTATCTGACTCATACTAAAAGTTGTTTGCTAAGGTCTGACATCATTGAGGATAGGTCGCCTTGACCGATAGTGGCAAGCACAAGCGAGGCGGCTTGATAGACCACGGACATATAGCAACGCTCCGGGATTTCAATACCGCCATCACAATCCACCCTCGGCAGGGGGATATAGACGGCTTGCTCTACTGTTGCGGTCGCGTCCTTGCAGGAGAATAGCTCCAGCGCACGACCCTCGGCAGGGGGATATAGACGGCTTGCTCTACTGTTGCGGTCGCGTCCTTGCAGGAGAATAGCTCCAGCGCACGACCCTCGGCACGGCTGACAATTGCCACTACTGGTTTCTGCGGATTGCCTCGCAGTCCTTTGTAGCGTGAGAATTGCAGTTGATACTGAGGGTCGGCGGCTGTGATTGGCTCATACACAGGTCGCTCCCAATCGCTCATTTTGAAGATTAAGAGGCGCATGAAATCTTCGGGCAGGAGTGTCCAACCCGAACATTTGCTACGCCAAAAGATTGCATCGCCGAATGGCTGACCGCCGTCAAGCAGGTGCGTGGGTGCTTCGGTCACCACACGGCGCACAGCCTCGACAATCTTGGAGCGGACAATGTCGTTCAACGATAGGGTGTCAATATCCTCATCGGCTATCAGTTGTTCGCTCGTTTTGTTCTCATCTATGGCGATACGCACGTCACGCGCTATATGCAGGATTTTGTACACCATATCGCCGGACGATTACACGAAGATGATGTCAACGCCGCGTGTCTTGCCTGCGGCTACGATATCCTCGCGGTTGCGGAGTTTGGAACGTACAAATCCGAAAGTCTGCTCAAGATAGTCCTTTGCATCATCGTTGCAGGAAAACTCTACCTGCGTATTTGCAGGAGCGGTTTCATTGTCCTCAGCCTCGGCTTCATTGTCGGCCTGCGCCTCGGTGGCGTTCTCGTCCTCTTTAACTGGAGCGACCACGCTATCGGTAGAGATAGGAGCAGGGGCAGGAATGGGAAGCGCAACTTTTGGAACGTTGCACTCGATTTCTACAACACCATTAAGTTTTACACATCTAACGACTTTTATTTTGCCGTTATGAAACTCAGGACTATTCTCAATAGCAAACTGAATAACGGGGTTCTCAGTAGTGAATGTGGCAGGTGTTACACCTTGTGTTGTTATGCTGCCTCCTGTGAATGCAACTTTAACAGTGGCTTTACCCATACGCAGACGTGCGTGCCACTCTATGAGATTGTAAACGCCGTAGGTTGTTTTAGTCTTTTTCGTATTCATAATTGAGAGTTATTAGAAAGAGGGAAGTGGATGTGCGGGCTGCACTCCGCTTCCCTCCGTTTTAGGAATTTCGGTTGTGTAGTATTTTAGTTAGCTAAAATTTCACCCGTGTACTCTTTCCACGACTTTGAAGTGCTGTCATATTGCCACATTGTGCCACTGACAGCCTTGGCATTAATTCCGGGACAATCGCTGACGAGTACATAGACCTTACCCTCAATCGGGCTTTCAGGAGCCTCCTCACTGCCCCAAAGGGCGTAAGTCGTTGCGCCTTCTGCCGAGCACTCGCCCTCGCCGTCAATCCAGATATGGCAAGAGCCTTTGAGAGCAAGAGCATCCCATACGATTGTATGCTCACGGCTTGCCTCATGTCCGTCCACTCGTTCACTGTCTTTGTGCTCAGAAGAGTAAACGTAATGAACAAGGCGATCATAAGCGATGACAGCTGCGCTATTACTCCAGCCGAGGTAGTCAAGAGTCGGCTCGCGTTTGAACTCGAACTCGCCGAATACGGTATGAATGGCTGTTACCTGCCAACCGAGTTTGTTAGTCTTTACCGAAATCTGTACTTCGGGGTGTTTTGAAAAGTCGATGCACTGAACGCTCTCAAGGAAGTTTTTACCACAGAGCATCACCACAGACTTTGGCACATCTTCTCCGGTAAAAATCATCTTGGCAACGCTGATGAACTCCTCAAACGTCCACTTGCCTTTGTGGTCAAGGTGACGTTTAATCTGCCAGCGGACCCCCTCGGTTGTATAGACTGTCTGCTGGCCAAGCTCGGTATCAACCGTGAACTTGCTTGCGCGACTGGCCCATAGGGTGCGGTTACCCTTTGTTTTGAAGTTGCGAATCTGAGCCTCTGCGATGAGAGCCTTACTGAACGGAATACGTTTGGCAACACTCTCAAAGTAGTCCGATGTGATGCTGTTCATTCCACGCTTCTGAGCATAAATAAGCGATGGAGAAGGCACAACGAAATCGGGAAGAACTTCTTTCTGAGTCTCGAACATAGCGTTAGCGAGAATAACAAGCGTTGTACCTGCCGGAATTTCGGGAACAAGACAAGAATCATCGGTTGCTTCGTTCTTGGGACCGTTGACGGCGATAGCGATAGGATTACCTGAAACCTTGTCGCGGTCGGTTATGAAAAGCATGAGGTCTTTGCCCGGAGTCTTGGTTTTGCCGTCCGAAGCATAACCGTCAACTCCTTTGACGAGAATTGTGCCATAAGGCTGAAGTAACTTCTTGTCTGCATTGTCAAGAGGGAGAACAGCAACATTTCCTGTTCCATCACCAACGGTTGCGTTGGTAACTACGCTCGGACGCGCTTGGTCAATTGCGAAATGTTGAATTTCGGGTGAATTGACCGGAACTTTCTTAGCATTGAGCATAAGCTGCATGAGAGGCGTATCATCGCTTTCAAACTTGAAAAGTTCTTTGTCAATGTCAACTTCTATAAAATTGCCTGCTCCGACACCGCCAGTAGCGGTCGCGGCCGCGCTGACGGTCGTTGCCTCGCCTGCAACCTGCGTAGGTAAGCCGGCGTGACCGGGGGAAGTGGTGGCAGGCGTTCCGCCTGTTACCACAGCATTCTGAGTGCTGATTTCTTCTGCCATGTCTTTTGAAATTAAATGATTATTTATTTGATGTGGATATTATGTTACCTGCTTTTAGCCCGCCAGTAGCATTGGATACTGCACTGACAGTTGTCACCATACCCATGCACTGGCTTTCAAGTCCGACACTACCTTTTGATGGTTTTTCGGGCTTAGTTTTCACTACTCGTACTCGTTGATGCATTTTACTGAGCCTCTGCTGCGAGGTCGAATATTGATTGATTCTTTTGAGGTGAACTTGAATGCCCCTGTCCGTTCTTGCCTCCGAGGGGTGCTGTGCCATCGCCTTTATTGCTCTTTCGCAGTTTCTCGGTTATCTTGGCGTTGCGTCCTGCCACTTCGCCCTCTTCCCCGGCGGCCGCCACATCTGCGTCATAGTTGAGTGCCTTGCAGGCCATGTTGAGAGTTTCGGTACTGAATTTGCCCATAACACCGTCACGGACTACGCCGAGCAGAAAATCTACAACTTGGTCAATCTGCTCATCGCTCATGCCTCGCTCGGCCTGGAACTGACGGAGAGTATCAAGCGTATTGTCCATGTTCTTCTCATACTCTTCATCAAGTTTCTTAGAGTTGGCTATGCGCTCAACATACTCCTTGTTTGCTTCGGCTATCCTATCCTGCATTTCGGGGTCGTCAAGAACGTCCTTGATTTCTACGCCGAAGTTGCGGACAAGACCGAGGACGGGGTCGTTGCCGTTGTGCATATCGGTTAGGAACTGCGCACTGCGAGGGTCGGCCGCAAACATATCTGACAGCGATTTCTCCCTGCCTCTTAATCCCTCCAGTTCTGCCTCGTAAGTATCGTAATCATCGGAAATCTGTCCATAGATTTCCTCATCGTCCTCGAATTTCTTGTCGGGGTATTTACTACGCAGGCGGTCAAGATGTTGGTCGCGTCTGCTCTTAACTTCGTTATTATCAGCCATTACTTTGAAAATCTTATGGTTGTGTCAATCTTATGCGCAAAAGTAAGGTTATAAATTCGTGGGCGACTTTTAAGTTTTGTGACGTGAATTGGGTAACTTTGCAAGTACCTTTCAATCAATATCGCAATGGAATAGATGGCAAAACATTTCGGCTCAATAATGGATTTTACACGAGAGCGCAACGATGACCTTATGCGTGCGTATCGTGAGCAGCTTGCATTGGCTAACTACATTATCATGCCCGAAATTTTTGAAAAAGTGGCTGAATCTCCGGCCAAACGCTTTTGGGTTTCCGAAGAACGTGCCGCCGTTGAGGTATCGCGTATGTTGGTTGGAAAGCCATTCTCACGTATGCGCCCGAATAAACGTGAGATGTTTGAAGAGATATTTCGCAGATATATTGCTCTACGCGACTTACACCCGGATAAATCACTTTTTGTTTTGGTGTCTGATATTGTTCGTCAGCCTGCACCGAAATTTTATCTCACACTTCGTACTGTTGGAGAATTTATATATCGTATTAAGAATGGTTGGTATGACAAGCAGTTTGACCGATATAGAAAAGATATTGACGGAGAACGACCGCAGGAATGAGGTGATGTATGCGCCGTTCAACCCGATAACCGGGGAAGGGTCTATTGGAGAGAGGGTGCAGGTATATATCTCCGATTTCGCTATACCTGTTCAGTGGTTGCCTGCCGAGATGATGGCAATCCCTTTTGTCGGCAAACTTATCAAGGCCGGATCTATTGATAAATTCCTTTCCGATGTCATGCACGTTGAGCCTAACGACATCGACCATGACAAGGTTGCAGAAAAATTTATCCGCTTACGCTATCGTCATGACTTTCCGTTTTGGGCAGCTACACTTGTGTGGATACACAACAAGGACGCAGGCGCGGACGTGCTTTTTCGCCTGCGCTATCCTCAACGCATACTGGTATCACGCTTTGAAGAGAAGCGAAAGGCGGGTCTGCCGATACGTCTTATCCTGCTGAAAGCACGTCAGTGGGGCGGCTCCACTACGACCCAGTTGTATATGGCTTGGTTGCAGTTCTTTCACAAACGTGGTCTCAATTCACTTATCATCGCCCATCAAGGCACGGCTTCCGATGAAATCAAGGATATGTTCGACACGATGATTAAGGAATATCCTATTGAATTGCTCTATGACATGGGAGAAACCTACAATGAGAATGAGCCTAAAATGGTCGGGGTCGGTAAATCCGGCTCCACATCGCGCGTGCCTCAGCGCAACTGCAAGATTAAAATTGGTACAGCAGAGCGTCCTGATGGTTGTCGTGGCGGTGCGTACTCTCTTGTACACCTCTCCGAAGTCGGTATATGGAAAAAGACTGACGGCAAGTCGCCCGAAGATATTGTGCGTTCTGCATGTTCGGGTATTCTCCTGCGTCCGCTTACCATGATTGTAATGGAATCAACGGCAAACGGAACCGGTAATTTCTTCCACACTGAATATTCTGCGGCCGCTGACCCCGATATACCCTCGCAGTTTGAAGCGTTGTTTATTTCATGGTTTCAGATTGAGCAGTATTCTCTGCCTTTTGACAGCGGCGAGGCTCTGCGTGACTTTGCCCGGTGGCTCTACGAAAATCGGGAGAACGACAATGTACTATCCACACGCGAGGAATGCGGTAAGTATCTTTGGTGGCTGTGGGAGAAAGGTGCATCACTGGAAGCAATCAACTGGTACATCAAGGAGCGTAGCGGTAAGAACGACCACGGCGTTATGGCTTCCGAGTTTCCCTCTGATGATGTTGAGGCGTTTGTTCATTCCGGCACAATGGTGTTTGACAAATACCACGTTGAAGAATTTGACAAGGCGTGCCGTCCGCCTCGTTTTATCGGTGATGTGTATGCCGATGGAGACGAGGGAGAATCGGCTCTTGAAAATCTGCGTTTCCATGAGGACAGGCAAGGGCAGTTGTGGATATGGGCGAAACCCGAAGAAGATGATGATGTTGAGATTACTGACCGCTATCTGACTGTCGTTGACGTGGGCGGTCGCTCGTCTAAAGCCGACTGGTCGGTTATCCTTGTTATTGACCGCTTGAATATGATTGAGGGTGGTCGCCCGGCTGTGGTCGCTCAATGGTATGGGCATTGCGATATTGACCGCCTCGCGTGGAAAGCTGCACAGGTGGCGGCTTATTATAACAACTCCTTGCTGGTTATAGAGAGCAACACTCTTGAGACACATGACCGCGAAAGGCAAGTAGAGGGTGGCGACCAGTCGCAATATATCCTCAATCAGATTTCAACCATATATCCAAACCTCTACGCACGCCGTCAGTCTGAGGACGAGATAAGGCAGGGAATTCCGCGTAAATACGGCTTCCACACCAACATCGCCACAAAGCCGATGATTATATCAACGCTTGTCAAGGTCATACGAGAACATCTGTACACAGAGCGCGATAAGCGTTGTCTCGCTGAGTATCTTACATATGAACGCAAGCCCAATGGGGCGTATGGTGCGATTGTTGGCAAGCACGATGACTTGCTGATGACACGCGCTATCGGTATGCACATCTGCTTCTATGAGATGGAGATTCCACGGATTATCCCCAAAAAGCTGGAACAGGCGAGAAAAAGAAAAGGCCCCGTTTCCGAGGCCGTTTTCTGATTGTATAGTTATGCTGCCATCAACATCTGATGTGCCTTTTGGGCTGCCTGCATATTTGCTCCCTGCTGGACCTGTTGTGCAAGTTCGGGCGATAGACCGTCCGGCATCTGGCCTTTCTCCAGTTGTTCACGCTGGCTCTTGATACTTTGCAGGAGTTTATCGGCAAATGGGAAGTCGCCGTGTTCAAGCAATTGCTCCACTGAGATTGCCTGCACCTCAAACAGTTTCATCAGAATATCGTTCGCAATCGCGCGATACGCCGGGGTTGACGTGCTTTCAACGATTGACAGGTCAAACTCAACGTCACGGATTTTGCGTGGGTCGTACTCAACGATTGCCGAGTTCTTGCCTGCGATGTTAAATACTCGCGGTGTATCATAAAACTGCTGTATGTTTTTGACATCCTTTGTCGCACCGTCTTTGATAAAAGAAGAGAATGTATCAAGCAGGTCAAGCAACGAGGTCGTTGCGTTCTGCGCCTGCTGATTGTAGAGACTGGCTGACATACCCGAATAGCCGGGTTTGCCCTGCAATGCGCCGTTCACGCCCGATATGTCCTCAAAGAACTTAAGCTGCATATTCAGCAACTCGGTAATGCCTATCTGCGTGCAGTTGTTGGCAACCTGCTGCGGTAATGCCGTGCCTGTCTTTGGTTGCTTTATCAT